CCTTGTTAATCAAGGATTTAAGCCATATTCAAACTGCCGCAGACCGGAATCGAACCGGTACGGGTATTTCTACCCACGGGATTTTAAGTCCTTGCTTTTTTGCAGTAAACAGCCCGTAAATACTTAGTTTCTTCCTATTTATTAGACTTTCATTAGACATTATAGTAAAAGCAAAAATTTTGGCAAGAGATACGCTATTAGTTCTCTTGCCTTTTTCTTTCTACTCTATAACTTCATACTTGCTTAGATCAGGAGCGTCGGTATCAAGTTCTTTTACATATCTACCCTCATCATCTACAAAGAAATACAGCTTTTCGCTTGCATCTTCTATATAGCCGCCTCTTGCCATAAGACCTGATTGAGTAAGGTAGTAAGACTTGCCGTCAACATCCACCCACTGATTTGATATCATAGCTCCGTCGGCGGGATTCATATAATACCAGTCTTCTCCCTGCTTAAACCAGCCTCTAATCATAAAGCCTTTTTGGTCAAAGACGTACCAACGACCATTTATGTATGCCCACCTGCCTGCGACAATACTCTGTGGTGTGTCGGCATACCACCACTGGCCATCGCTAGAGACATTCCAACCGAGTGGATACTCTACCTGTGTAGGTTTAGTCTTCTCCGCTTTCTTTCCATTTTCAAGTACTATGGCGGTGTGGTGGAACTCATATAAAAGTATATCTCCACGCTTTAAGTACTCATCCGATAGCAAGTACTTAGGAGCAGATAAGAGTTCAAATTCTCCCGTCATAAGTAGTGCTGCTACCTCATTACCGGTATAAATATCCCCGGATACCTTTATGCCCGCTGCATTAACACATACGGATACAAGAGCACTGCAATCGGTTTCGCACGGTGTTTTTACAGCATCTACCCTCCACCCATTGGCCTTGCAAAGACTGTATAAGGTAGTTCTCTGTGCCTGGTCATAACCAATAAAGTCATTTTTACAAGCCTTTTCCATAGCTACTGCTATCTTCTCTGCCTTTGCGACATCTTTGCACCTTAAAACCTTGTCCCAAGGCCTGTTATACCACTCACGGATTGCGACCTCTCTACCATCCTGATCGCCTGCTATACCACCACTGTATCTGCCTCTTTCATCTCTGCTTGCCTGTCCAATTTTAATCATATTCTTTCCTTTCTTTACATCAACTTTTCTGTGCTCTTCTCAATGCAACTAAAAAGAGAGCCTGAATAGGCTCTCCACTTATATTATTTTTCATTATCACTTTTAGAATCTTTTTTATTACTTGAGTTGTTTCCGGTAAACATTCCTATCACACCTAATGCAGACACCCCTGATAATATGCTTCCCGACACTTGATGATCTTTAAGAATCAGATATATACCGCCAACTATTATCAAAATAGCAATCACAAACCCTAAAATCTGCCCTAAATTATGAGCTTTTATATTTGCGTTGAGATATCTTTTTTCCATCTCTCTACGATGCTCTGTTTCGGCTATACCGTTTTCAATTATTCGTTTGGCCGCATCCGGATATAACGCATTGTACCCTTCCAGTATTTTAGGATGTGGTAAATCGCCTTGATATATTTCAAGTTTTTGATAAATCAAACTTCTTTCTTCTTCCGGTAAACTTTCAACCTTGTCAACTATACTGTCAATTTCATAGTTGTTATTAGTTTGTGAACTCATTAGCAACCTTTCTTATTTCAACAAGTGACTTTTTATAGTCTTTCCTAAGTTTTAGTTTTACACTTACTTCATCACTAATAACAGGTTTAATATCATCATTTCTATAAAAGGTTGGCATCTTTATATCCTGCAAACCTTTTATAAATGAGTTAAAAAGATTACTACTCTTACAAGCTTCCATTTTTGCTAACCTCCTTGTATAGGAATATTAACAAAAATAAAGAAGATTATCAACATAATTATTGAAATATTAAGATACTACTCTGTCTTATTTCCTGCATCAGCCAATCCTTCACCTATGCAATATCCAATAACACTCGCACCTGCCATAATGAGAGCAGATATTTGAGTTGCTGTACTCTCCGTTCCACCTCTGGCCATTACAATCATACTTACAAAACTTGCTACCGATAACCATAATTTTCTGCTTGTTAATTTTCTTTTCAAATCCATAAAACATCCTTTCTATAAATCCGGCATATCCGGAAGCTTCAAAAATTCTTCGTATTTTCTTGTCATCACTCCGTTTTTACCTAAAGAGTGATACCAAAGATATAAATTTTCAAAATTGGCTTTGATATCACGCGGAGCATAACCCTTATCCATCCATGTATCATATAGGTCATACAGGCTACTCCTAAGCAAGGCCTGTATGCCTGCTCCCATCTTTAATAAGTACCTCAATGTTGCTATAGTAATTATAAAAAGGGATGGGACTCCTATCATATCAAGGAACCCCAAAAGATGCATAATTTCCATTACTCCTGCTCCTTAGCATTAGACGGTGTTGCAGGAGCTTCATCATCCACTGCCAACTCTCCGGCATCCAAATCAATTAGTGCCTGCTTTACATAAGGCTTTAGCTTAGCAGGTACACTCTTAAAAGTCCTCTTACCTCTGATGATTAGTTGTGCATACAAAATACTTAAATTCTCAAACATATACTTTCTTTCCTTTCTTGAAAATAAAATTGTTACTATATAGAAAAACATTCTCATGCTTTACTACCGCCATTCATAACTACATCTGTCAGTTCTGCAAGACTTGATGAAATAATTTCGGTCTGCTTTTTTACAGCTGCCAGTTCTGCCGCATTTGTCATAGGTGTTGCATGTGACACCGCAGTATGTTCTTTTTTGCTTGTGTCTATACTATCAATTACATTGCCGTCAGGTACTTCAAATATTCCTATCCTAATATTTTCTATATCCGCCTGTTCTGTAGCTGTAGATATTACTGTACCGTCAGGCTTATAAAAAACCGTATATTTCATAGTTTCTCCCCTTTCTTAAAGCCTAAATGATATTGAACTGTGGGCATAAATATAAATATTGAGTTTTGTTGCACCCAGCACTTGATTAGGACCGTGATGAACCAGGCTTATATTGCCTGCTCCATCCCTTATGATTTCGATCTGTATAGGTACGTTTCGCACATATGTTCCAATAAGATTACTGTCATTTTTACTTACAGGTATTCGTCCAATAAGATATCTGCCGTTTCCCATATCCCTACGGACAAATCCGTCATAAACGTCATCTCCTACAAGGTCTACCCCAAAGAAAACTGTTTCACTTCCCGAATATGCGTTGCCCAACGAAATCACCTGTTCACGATTAGACATACTTATTTCCAGATTCGCCGCAACTGTATAGTCATTAACCTTGTCAGTAAAGTCTCTTGTGCCTGTAACGCCGTTGATATTGATATCTTTAACGACGTTCTGCGGATATAAATTAGGACTTGATAAGAACACCCAATCAGCATTCTCTATGTACTGCCCTTTTGCTATTTTACTTACTATGCCTCTGCCACGATTTGCTCCCGTGTCATCATCCCAAACAAAACCTTCACCATTCACGGCTGAAATAACGTGAGAATTACTTACCCATCTTGGTATCTTTCCTTGTATGCCCATAGTCTGAAAAGTATTAAGCCATAAGTCAGGATTCAGACCTAAGGCATTTACTATATCCTGCTTCTTTATATTTACATTTGTTTTACCGTTTCCATTGTCGGCACCATAATATCCCGGTGGTATTTGTCCCACAAGATTACCACTTGCTCCATGATACCATACTCCAACAGCGTCCATGTAAGAACCTCTATCTTCTATTTGACCTTGCCTACCGGCTATGGTAAGAGATTTCAGCATTTTAGCCGGGTCTACTCCTGCAACATTTGCTAAGACTGCATACGGTATAGCCACATATGGCTTCCATTGTCCATTTTGGCTATAGTAGCCTTGCTCCATTCTGGCCACAAATTTGCTTTCCCAATGTGCATTTATGAACTCTACTGCATTCATACCGTTACCGCGATTAGCCATAGTGCCTGACATAGACACACCGGTTTTACTTGTAAAAGTATTTCCTGCAAGTACTTTATCTGCTGTGGTATTGCCTAATTTGTCTGCATCTATGCATACATGTGGACGTCCATCATAGCGGTTATAATATGCATTTCCATGTGCTAAATCTATATAGAATATAGGATTATTTGTATCAGTCCAATTATCAATGCCATAGGATGTAGACTTATTTACTCTGTTATTATTTGCTCCGGTGTTAATTGATGTGATAGTGCCTTCTACTACTTCGTCATTACTGTCAGCGGTTACGGTCCTGTATCCCTGTAATACATTCTCTCTTTTAGCTGTTACGTCACTACTGTCAATGCCACTCGAACCACTGCCTACAAGAAGTGCTTTTGCCATGTTCTATACCCCCTTTACTAAGATGTTAAATCCCCATTCAGGTTTTTTATTAAAAGCAGTAAGAACCATGTATCCATCAAATGTTTCAATTAAATCCACATAGCTAAAAGCTTTCTTTGAGTTCTTTATATCTACAGGATCCCTTTGCCACTCTGCAATTATCACCGAAATTATTGGAATATCTGTTGCCTTCATCCCTGAAGCCTCCACTCTTTGTGTATACGGAGCAGTATTTGACCAGTTTTCGCCTCTCACTGTATATAGTTTTGAATTAACCAGAGAATTTACAGTAGAGTTTGTAACATTGATATCATTTGCACCGAATGTGTCACCCTGCACAGTATAATTGGTACTGTCTATAATTTCGTATTTACCGTCTCCGCCCTGTGTCAATGTGTATTTTCTATTGCCCTCAAAAACATCATCTTTATAATTTGTTTTTAGTGCCATCTTACCTCCTGTTTCCTATGCTCTTTCTGCCCAAAGAAAAAGACAGCCTCTGCTGTCCACTTAAAGCACTCTCATACATATCTCCTAAGTCTTTGAGTATTCTCTCTATATCGTTGGCTTGATAGATACTATCATAAGTAATTCGTGCCGGTGTTTGTGGCGTTGATATTTTGGTATAGTACGCCTCTCTTACTTTCTTGATATTATCAAGCAATCTGGCCATTTCCGACTCTGTTCTGAAGTCTTCCATAGCCCACACTTTTGTACTTATATTTACGCCAAACAGATTTGCCAAATGCTTACAAGCCTCTTCTACTCTATTCAAGTCCGTATAAGCTATATAGGCTTTATCAGTATCGTTTATCAAGTCGTCTACCGTTCTGTCAAAAATCAATGTATTCAGTATATTACTCATTCTATCACCGCCTCTGCTGTAATTTCATTTCTACTGAATTTAAAATCAAGCTTAGTAATAATTCCTTGTCTCTTACCCTTAAAGGTATCCAGTTCGACCAGATCCCCAAGCTCGTGATTATTGGCTACAAGCCTGCAAGATATACTTTCGTTCTTCATGCAGTCGTCATAACACCTGTTAAGAACTTCTTGCATATTTTCCTTAGTCACAAGTGTAGCCTCTTTAATTTCAGCAATATTTTTATTGTGCGTTATTCTCTCGTTATCCTTACTTATGCTAAACGTATTGTGTATATACTTCTTGCCTGATAAGATTACCTGATTTCCTGTACCCGAAATATATGCATAGTTATCACCTTGCTTTATTATGCTCCCACCCATTATATTCAAAGAGTGCATGGGTTCACTAAATTCTACTTTTGTAGCACCTGTCAAGTAACCTTTATACAGTTCTATAACCTCATTGCCCTTTACATATTCATGTGCTGTAAGTTTTACTCCTGTGATCACATCACTGTGAGAGAAAGACAACTTAGTAAACAGTTCCTCCTGTCTTATCTGCGTTATATCTGTAGTCCGCATAGGATACAGGTATAAATTTCTGTCATAGCTTGTATCCACTATGGCACCTATGGCAAAAGCCAACTGTTGTAATGCAGTCCTTTTTGAACAAATCGGTAAGTATCCACTTATAGGCTTGTTTTCAAGTGCGGTATCTATAAAATAAGGTATTCCTTCACCCTGCATTATTAAGTCTAAAAGCTCTTTCGCCCTCATCTGATTGTACACTCCGCCCATAAATTCAGTACCATCAAGTACTCCTATAGCATCATGCGTTTCCATTGAATAGACTGTACTGCTTAACTGCTTGCCGTCTTTTAAGTAAAATATTCCAAGTATCGCTTCATCAAAATATAAAGTCTGCTTTTGTTTTTTTTGAAACTCAAAGTCATATCCCATTTTATCCCTTACAGAATACTCCATGGTATTTACAGATATTTCTTTTGATGTTCCGTCAATCTCTACCAAACAATCTATGCTTTCAATCTCATCATCCCTAAAAATCCTTATAAGACCCCAAGTAATCACAGTAAGAAATGCATTTCTAAAAGGCTTACTTGTTTCAAGGAAAGTTATGACAACCCTGTTATAGAAATCTACAACACCATAACAAAAATATTTATAGCTATCCGGATTATAATCTTGCTCTTTTAACAAAGTGTTATCCGAATACCATTTTATATTTACCTTACTACAATAATCCTCACTATAATTGTTAAACTCAAGGCTTATGCCTACACTTGAGAAGTTTTTCGTAAATCTAAATTCCAAAGTAGGCGGATTTACAAATCTTCCGGAGCTGTCTGATATACTTCTGCTTATATATCCCATATGTTCAAGAACACCCGGAGTATTTACATAAGTCCCGTCAAGCTTAGAGTATCTAGGCAAACACATAGCATAATTTGGATACTCAACTACCTCTTTCAGATTTTCAAGTACAACAAACTCCTTTTTATCTGTTGAACTTATGGAGCTGTCCTCTTTTGCTCCCAGCGCTATATCATCATAGACTATCTTTAATCCCCCGGCATTTGACATCCTCTGATTTCTGATAGCTGACAACCAAACATATCTATATGGCTTACTTGTCTGTAGAAACTCAATCTTTACAGTGTCAAAAAGCTTTACTTTAGCGGCACAAAAATATTCAAATGATGTTGGCATATATTCTGCCGACTTTACAAGTGTACTATCCTTAAGCCAACTTATTTTTACTTTCTTTGCATAATCGCCCGATAAAAGATTAAATTTAAGCTGTATACCGTTGCTTGTTTTCAATCTGTCATATTTAACCGTAATAGTTGGTACATAGGCAAAGTTACAATTACTATCTGATAAACTGCCACTAATATACCCTCCTAAACCATGAGGTATGCTGTCAGGAGCGTTTACATAATCTCCGTTCAATTTAGAGTATCTAGGCAAGCAATATGCGAAACCTTGCATGGAATTTTCAGTACCGAACAAAGTATCAAGAGTGGAGTATTCCTGTTGGTTGTTCGTCTCTGTCTGTATATCCCATCTCATTATCTTCTCCTTTGCGGTTCCATAGCTATAAAGTTTATTGACAGCCCATCACCTAAGCCCCAGTAGTTTTTATTATTCCTTATTACGAGGTCATCCTCGCCTTGAGTTATATACGCTTTAAAGGTCATAGTTTCATTTCCATATGGTACTGTTATATCATGACTGGCAAATGACGGATTAGATATAGCATCATAAAACTGATTGTATGATGCCATGTCCAAACCCTTAGGAGCAACCCTCATTGTGTAGTTGTAAAATGTACCGATAATATCTCTGTGCATAGCATAATCGGTAGTACGACCTGAGTTTTCCGTGTCTGTTACAGCAAACTTTCTTTTAAGCTCAAGTACATTTACGTTGTATTCCCTACCGTCCATTCTAAAAACATTATTAGTCATCAGTTACCTCCTACCAGCACAAGACTTACTCCCTTTCTCTTTGCTTCTTTGTCAAGTTCCGGCTTCAAAAGCCTTGCGAGAGCTCCAAGACTGCTGTCAAACTTTATTACAATCTGAGAAGGCTCTGCACTTCCATTGCTTGCTTGCATTTTATCTGCCAAAATTCCGAGTACATCATCTCTATTCTCATAGCTTGCCTTTAAAGTGTCCACATATCCTGCTCCCGTTGGTGTTATTTTACCCTTAGCAACATTCGGTATATAAGAAGATGCATTAGGGATGTCTAATCCTATAGGCACTCCGATATCCACTCCGTCAAAAACGTCTGTGACGTTGTTAAGCCATTTTCTGGCTTCACTTACTGATGTTTTTGCCGTATCGGCGATACCTTCATTAAATCCTTTTACCACATATTCAGCTATTGAGTAGAATTCCCTTGAAGGTGAGTGAATATCCAGTTCATCTTCCGCCTCCTCTAATGTCTCTCTAGCCCATCTGCGGATAGCATCCTTAGCCAAGTGTGCAAAATCAGATATACCTTTTTCAAAGCCCTCATTCACACGCTTTGCCATATTATAAAATGACTGATACAATCCCCCGTTACCGTTTACATTACTGTCACCCCAAAACCACTCTGCTACATGCTTTGACCATGTTTGCATAGAAGTTTGAGAAGCATTATGCCCTTGTTCAATCTTTGCTTTAAAAGCTGTAATAATATCAAGTGCAAATTTAGTCCATGACTCCTTATTTACTCCCTTATTCTCACCTGTACTTATAAACCACTTTCTTATATTATCAGCCCACTGATCAATAGATACCTGTACGTCTTTATATGACTGCTGTATCTTTGTCTTAAATGCCGTGATAATGTCCAGGGCGAACTTCTCCCATGATTCTTTATTAACACCTTTAGAGTTTCCCGCACTAATAAACCATTTACGGATACTTTCTGACCATACCTCAATAGGTTTTTGAGTGTCCTTAAAAGAACCGGATATTTTATTTTTAAAGCTTGTAATGATGTCTAGTGCAAATTTTTCCCAAGATTCCTTATTCACTCCTTTTCCTGTGCCGGAACTCACAAACCACTTTCTAATGCTGTCAGCCCAAAGTTCAACAGGTGATTGAGTATCCCTAAAAGAACTTGTTATTTTATTTTTAAAACCTGTAATAATATCAAGTGCAAATTTTTCCCAAGATTCCTTATTAATACCCTTAGATGTTCCGGAACTTACAAACCAAAGTCTTATACTGTTACCCCAAGCTTCTATAGCACTTTGAGTTGACTTGTAGTTAATCGTCACTCCCTGATTGAATCCTGTGACTGTTCCTGTTGCCCACCTTTGAGCCTCTGTCGAATTACCGCTACTTATACCCAGCTTAGATGCAAACCAATCTCCGATACCCTTAGCCCATGACTGGATAATAGATTGAGTGGATGATTGTTTTTGCGATACACCTTGATTGAATCCCTCTACCGTATATCCGCCAACCTCTTGCATTACTGTTGAAGGGCTGTGAATGCCTAACAATCCTTTTACACCGTTCATAAACGGATCTGTTATATTCTGCTTTATAAAGTTAATCGGTGCCGCAAAAGTACTCTTTATTCCTTTACAAAATCCTTCCCAGAGGTACGTTCCTATTTCTTCCATTACTTTTGACGGACTGTGAATTCCGAATCCGTTTTTTAACCCGTCAATAAATGGCTTTATCATGTTTGTGTAAACCCATGTAGCTATACCCACCAATGCGTCTTTGATACCTTTTAAAAATCCAAGGACCACATTGCCGCCGCAGTCTTCTATCTCTTTACCAAAGTAGTCTCTTGCCTTTGTAAAACCTTTTATTATCAAGTCCGCCACAATCCTTGCAAGCATTCCAAAAACTGTGCCTAATAATGAATAAAACAATGTGTAAAGTCTACTCGCTATACCTAACCAATCAATAGATGTAAGCATTGTCTCTATGCCTACAGCAAGCTTACTCCAGTCGGTTGTTTGGACAATTTTTATAAGAGTATCAAGCAATCCTATTACAAACATACCTATTGATTCGGCCACCATTCCGAAATCAAATGTGTTGAATATTGTAGTCAGACTTGTACCGATATGTTCACCCAAAGCAATCCAATCAAAGCCGTCAACCACCAAATAAAAGGTGTTGAAAACTCCGTTAAATCCTTCAGCTATCAAAAGTCCTATATCTTCCCATGATATGTTATTCATAGTGACATTAAGACCCAGAGCTATATTATGCCCCAGCTCCATCCATTTAAAATGTTCTATGGCAGTGAGAAGTGCTCTAAGTACTCCGTTAATACCCTCTGCTATCAGTATCCCTAAGTTCCCCCAAGATATATTATTTACAGCGGTGTTGAGACCTAAAGCTATATTATTTCCAAGCTCTGACCACTCAAACCTTTCTACGGCTTTTCTAAGCCCCTTAATAATACCGTTAAAACTCTCTGCTATTAAAAGCCCTAACTTTTCCCAAGGTATGTGAGCAATCATGTTATTAAGACTTGTTGCTATAGCATTTCCTATATCTTCCCATTTTACTTTCTCTACAAATCCTCTTAAACCCTCTATTCGGGCTTTAAAGTATTCACCAATAGTCGCACCGAATAAATCCCATTCTATTGTGTCAACTATTCCGTTAAGTCCGTCTGCAACAGCTCTACCCAGAGCATACCAGTCTATTTGTGTCAGAAGTAAGTATAAAGTATGAACTATAGTATTTACACCCGTTCCAATCAATGCTCCTATAGCATGCCAATCTATAGTAGCTACAAGGCTGTTAAACATAGTGGTAAAAGCTGTTACAAATGCAGTTATCTTACCGCCTATTCTATCCCAGCTTATAAAGTCGGTGAACTTGGCCACAGCATCATTTATCTTCTCACCTATAAGTTTGCCTATTCCTGCAAAGTCACCGGCATTGAACATATCCTTCAGTTGCTTAGCAAAGTCACTTATACCTTTATTTATCTCGGCTGTCTCAAACATATTTGCAGGAGATATGCCGCCTGCTCCGCCTCCGCCGGCACCACCACCACCTGAGTGGTCTTTATTTGCATCCAGCTGTATTTGAATTAAATCGTCAAAAGGTGCTAATGCTTTCTTGGCTTCCTGTCCTGCCTGTTTTGCCGCCTTACCTGCTTGTTTTGCCGCACCGCCTGTACCTTTTAAGCTTTTTGCATAATCCTGATTTACTTTCTTTGCCTTTATAAATGTTGTCTTTCCACCTAAAGCTGAAAAGAACTGATTTATATAATTTAGGGCGGTCGCAATCATACTTATAAGCGTATTCAGTGCAGGAGCGACCACGCTTAAGATAGGCGCAAAAGCGGCCGCAAAACTGTTCTTTAGGTAGAACATAGATGACATAAGACTTGATACAGTGGCATTTGCTTCAGCTGAATACTGCACAAGGTTTTGAAATCCTTCTTTTACCCCTTGTATAACTGCACGCATTGCCATTCTAATCAAAAGCATTTTAAACATATTTGAAAGCCTTAATATGCTTCTACTTACGCCATTAGAGGCACTACTCATTTTTCTTGAACCGGAAACAAAGTTTCTTATCCCGGACGACATCTTAGAACCTATTGAACCTGCAAATTTGATTGCAGATCTTGCGGCACTGTTAAAAGCTGAAACTATCCTTGAACCTATTGCGCGGGCAAGTCTAAGTGTGGATCGCGTAATGTTGCTAAAAGCTGATTGTGCGACAGACACAAATTTTTGGAGTGGTGTTCTTACGGTTTCCTCATTTGCTTGCACCTCCGAGAGCCTTTGCCTGTATACTTCTAACTGACTTGTCAATTGTTGTATCCTGTTTGCCTTATCGGTATATGCTGCACTGTCTGCACCGGATGTAAAGGCTTCACCGTCTGCCTCAAGCTGTTGCATTTCTGACCTGTATACTTCAAGCTGTCTTGTTACTTGATCCATGTCATACTGAAGATTCTTCCATCTGCTTGAATTATGACTTTCTCCCATGTCATCAAGTTTTTGTTGTTTAGATATAAGACCCTCAAGCTTCCTGTTAGTTGCATCTATTTGGTCTTGATACCATTTATATTCTTCAGTTGGTATCTGTGTTCTCCCAAGTTCTGCCATCTCATCTGTAAGTCTTCTTATCTTAGCTTCAGTCTGTTCTATTTGATTATTAAGTGCAGTCATTCTGGAATTGCCGTTAAAGCTTCTTTGTATACTGTTCCCGGCTCTTTCCATATCGGACTGCAAAGTTCTTGCCGCACCGGATAGCGTACTTATGCCCTGCTCAAAACCAGTAGTATCAACTCTTGTATCAAACCTTAGACTTCCGTCACTTCCACCGCTTGCCATATAACACCCCCTCTCTAGCCTAACAGCTTATTCCAATAGTCTATTTCCGCCTGTTCCTCTTCCGTATATCTTGTCCTTATATCGCATATATTTTTATTGTGAGAATAAAAATCCTGCTCCCACTTTTCAAGTTTCCTACCTTTCATTCTCTTTTGCCTTATAGATAGCACAGTTGAAAATGTTCCGCCCTCTATCTCCATAAAGTAGCCCATAAAAGTCCACCAGTGTAAGTATGCTTCAGACCTTACTTCTTTATTGGCCACTTTATTTACCGCAGGGAAGATGATAGAGGCATCTTGAGTCCAATCTATCATCTTTCTCTTTTCAGTATTATCCTCATTCTTGCCACAGTCAACAAACCACTTTGCCTGCTCCAACGCCTCACCGATACAGTCTTTTGGAATATCTTCATATCCGTTGCCGTACATCCTTTTTAAAAGAATATACAGCCTTTCCTCATTACTTAGATCAGGGTCTTCACAAGCTTCCAAGAAGATAAGTACATTTCTAAAGTCTGTATTTATAGGATACTCTTTTTCTGCCACCGTAAGTGTTGTCGGTAAGTAGCCTATCATTTTTCAATACTTATATACTTATCAACTTTTGCCTGGCTCTTCTTTGCATACTTCTCAATAGCAGGCTTCATAATATCGACCAATCCTTCCAGAACGCCTTCAAACAAATACTTCTGGCCAACAATGCATAAAGGGGACTGACCGTCAAATATAGTATCAAACACATTCGCATTAAACACTTCATTAAAGGCCTTACGCATTGTTTCCGTAAATTCGGATATATATGCTCCGTCCTTTTCTAAGCCGCTTTTTGCACTCCCATCCGGATTAAGTTCTATATTCTCCGGAACACTATAATTTTCAAAATCCTTTTGCATTTTAAGTATTCTGTTTATAATCTCCGGATCTGCGGGATTAAATCTTATAATTCTATCCGGATTATCATTGACGGTAAAGCTTTCCCTACCGTCATCAAAAGATAAATTCTTCATAAGTTTACCTGCCTCCTATTAATCTGCTGTAAAGGTTTTTGATGTAAGCACAAACTTACCCTTTACTCTATTACCTGTGTAATGAATATTAAAAGGTATCTGATAGCCTGTAGTATCTCCACCATAACTTGAAATCTCAATAATTGCATCTTCCTTGTATGCAACATAGGTTCCCGGTGTTCCGCTGTCCTCATCCCATAAATGAACTTCCACAACATCAGTAGTAAGATCATCAAGTGTTTGACGCTCATCTATAATAGACTGCAACCTCGTAAATAACGGATCGCCCACTTCGGCATAATAAGGCTCTACAGATGCCTCAGGTTGATATGTGGTAAGGTTTACGGATGTTTCGCCAAGGATATTACTCTTTTTCTCTGTGTTGGCATTCATCTCAATCTTGTATTCCTCAAGATCTTTACCAAGTCTTACATATGCCGCCGGACTACCGGCCTTATTTGTATTTATAAAATGCGCCATGAACTTACGCTTAATCTTTCCTGTTACTGCCATGTTTATTCCTCACTTTCCAATTTATACTCAGCGTAAATTTGTAATTGATACATTACGCCGTCATTTATAGTTTCTCCAACTAAACCCACGCTCATTGCATTGGCTGTTGTAGCTTTCAAAAATATTCCTCGCTTTTCCTCTCCACCAACTTCAAAGGTTACAGGCTCCTCATGCAAATGTTCCAGCCAGTAAGATAATTCATATAAAAAATTGCTGTTGGCCAATCTATTATAGTCTGTATAAGATTGACCAATAGCATACAATACAAAGTTATGTTTTCGTATCTGCGTACCTTGTATATCTTCTTTTATAAGGCTGTCTCCCGTGCTTGATAAGCCGTAATTTGTGGGCTGTGGTTCTGTGAAATCTATATGTATATCATTACTTGCAAGGAATTCCGATATTTTAGGGTAAGCGGTCAGCTTCTCCCTCATAAAATCTATGATTGTCATATACCGCCCCCATCTATTAATGCTTGTGTGGCCTTGAGTATATCCTCTTTGTGGTCAGCCTTCATCCTGTCAAAGAACTTTTTACCTCTCATAGGCGCACCAAAAAACTGTAGTTCTCTAACGGGACTGGACATAACCTTTGTTACTCCCTTTCTGGACCTCCACTCACCTGCATATGGACCCGACTTTATTCTAAAACCCGCTGTCTTAAATATAGGGTCTACATACACAATCCCTTCATGCAAGTAGTGTGCATATGGACCCGGTATATCTATCTGTCCACTACCCACCACTGTAGCCATAGCCATCATATGTTCAAGCTCTCCGCTTTGTCTTCTTGGCATGTAATCACCCATATATCTCATAACTTCAGTATCAACAAAAGACTGCACCGCATTCTTTAACCCTAAGCCCTTATCGCGCATTATTGCAGCCGTTGGCTTTATATCTAAACTTCCATCAAACATAAATACCTACTTTCCTGTCAGTTCATAATGTTGTACAGACTTACTGCCGTATAACCTTTCGTCTACTGATACAAGTGTTAAAGCCTTATAATTTGTCTTAAGCTTTGCTATTCCTTCCGCAATAGCAGCTTGAGAAGCGTTATCAAACTCAAAATCAATAACACCTTTAACCATCAAGTCTTTGCCCTTTGTAAAGTTAATAGCCTCTTCAAGACTGCTAAGAGGTATCATAACAAGCGCCGTACAACTGCCTCTTTGCCCTGTCTTTAAGAAGGTTGCATTGTCAACATCTTCCCAGTACGCATTTCTAACTACCTGCCTTGTAAACTTCTCAAGTTTTCCTTCTTTTGTGCATAAATACAGTGTGATATCCGAATTAGTAAACATACTAAAGCCCCCTATAGCAAAGACCTGTATTACCCAGCCACTTAATCACTACATCATACTGCTTTGACTTAAAGGCATTTTCTCTATCGGCTTTGCTTGAAAAGCTGACGGAGTAAGAGCCTATTTTTTCGGATGTTTTATTGCCCGTATCCCTTAATTGTATTTCGTTTTCAAATATTAATTCAGCCAATTCACAGCAACATAGTTTCACATCTTTTGGAATATCATCCACTCCCTCAAGCCTTCCAAATGTGTACAAGTCTATTATTCTGCTTGCGCTTCTTGCATAGTAATTAAATCCGGCACTAATGGTCGGATTCGTTCCTTGCAAATATTCATCTGTATAAAAGCCATTATCTGCATATATTCCCATCAGTGCCACACTCCTACTCTTTTGCTTTCTTTGCCTTTGCTACTTCTACCTTTAGGGCTTCATTCTCTGCTTTCAAAGCTTCATTCTCCACTCTTAAAGTCTCAATAATCTCATCGCTTTTAGCTTCAACACTTACGCCCATTCCAACTTCTCTCATGCTGTGCCCCTTTCTTACGCCTTATGGCTCAAATAAATACCTGCAACCTTATTCTTGTACACATCGACAAGTCCATACTTACGATACTTTGAAATATAAGAATCCGAATCCGGGTTGTTTTCCGGTGCTATAATGTTTGATGCAATGTGCTTATCAAACTTAATTACAGCCGGCTTATGGATAATCATAAAGTTTATATCCTTACCGCTTGCGGCCTTCTTATAGTGTCCGAGCTCCTCGCCTGAACTCTTTCCGTCAAGCAACTCAATCACGGTACAAAATCTTGACTGTGGTACAGGCTTTTTGATGGTAAATGTTGCCAAAATCTCTCTTGATTTTGTGGTATCAAGTGTCATAACACTGTTTAGAAGTGTTGGAGTAGCGTACAGTAATCTATTTTCCTCCGGCACTTCATCCTCATCCATCTTATTCTTAGCCTCAAGCAATGCAGTTAAAAAGTCGGTAGCATTTGCATATGTTGCAGGTGTTGCTTTTGAAATGCCTGTTATTCCTGCAAGTGTTGCAAAGGTAAAGGCATCCGCCTCAGGTGCTACCTTATCTCTTTGAAGTGTTGCTCCAGCCATTCCGAACGCAATATTAAATGTTTCCTGATCATCCATAGTATCAACAGATATCTTTGTACCTCTGTCATAGTTAAATGTTGCAGTTTTCCATACAACATTCACAGAACCGTTTGTGTATCCGCTATTTCTGTCATAGTCTCCAAGTCCTGATACCTCAATCTGTGGGTACAAGATTTCCTTTGCATTTGCTCCCGCTCTCATCATAGATGGATCACTTGTCAAATCTGCCGTTACTGACACATTCTTGTAGACCTCATCAAGCAGGTCCGTATAATTTTTTGCTAAGGTAATGTTATTTGCCATATTATTTTAATCCTTTCTTATTTATCCGAGGTACTTAACCCCATTGCAGCCCTTAGTGACAGGGTATTGGCATCCATTCCTGTATTGCTTCCGCCTGTAGGTGCGGTAGGATTATGGATAGGTTCATTACTTCCGAAAAGGTATGAATTTTCCTTTTGACAAGCCTCCAAAGCAGTCTTAATATCTGTAGTTCTATCTTTACTTGACTTAAGTGCATCTACATCAAGTAAGGCTCTTACAGCTTTTGCACTTCTGCCTCCTGCCGCATTAATAGCAGCCTCAAGAGTAGAATCAAATTGCATGTCTGCAATCTTTCCTTCGTATTCAGCTTTAGAATCCTCATACTTCTTCTTGTAATCTTCAACCTGTGCTTTCACCTGATCATAGTCCTTAAAGCCCTCAATAGTCGTATTAGCCTCCTGTAACTGTGCCTTTACCTGCTCAAGTTCTGTTTTTACCTGTGCTACTTCACCCTTTGCGGCTTCAATATCATTGCCGTTCTCGGCCATAATGCTGTCAATCTGCTCTTTTGTAAGACCCATGTCTTCTAATGACTTTCTTTTCATTTGCTTTCCTTTCTTCACTACACTTTTTACGAGTTCGCTCTCATGTGCTGACTGTTTTACGTCTAATCAACTGACAAAATTGTATTAAAAAAGCACCTCTAAAGTGCTTGATTTTAATTTGATATGTGTTACAATCTTAATAGATATCTAATTAAGAGCGGTACGCATCCCCCTTGAAAGCTTTACAGCCGGTAGGGAAGCGCCATCGCTCTTAATTTTTTCTTTTGTACACCTTGACTATCTCACCACTTTTTAATACGACAACCTCATCTATAAAGTCAGTTCTTTTTGCTTATCCGTATCCTTGACATCTTCAGGCTTGCTATCACCTATTCCAACTCTCCACCGCTCCAACTGTTGCGGTAATCCCATAGCCTTAGAAAACTCTGCATATAAAGCCTTAACAGATTGTAATTTGCTCTGCTTTGCAATAAGTACGTCTTTATCTACTTCCGCACGGCCAAGTAGTAATACATCCCGTTTCAGTTTTCTGATAGTTCTTTCAAGCTTTCTTTGATACTGTAAGGCATCGTATACAGTGTACTCTTTGCCGTTGAACTCCTTAGGCGTATTCTCTTTTTTATTCTGTTCCTCAAGCCATTCATCCGTATACTTTCGCTTTGATATACCTTTAATAAACGGCCACTTGATGTGATAACAGTTGATACCGGCAAAGCCTAATACGTCGCCCTCTCCGCATACTGTAATCATCTCTTGTCTTGAATATACTTTACCCTGCCACGCTTGATGATTTTCAATGCCAAAGCCTTTGTTTCTTGCCCCGGGATGCCAATCTACCTCAAAGTAATCTGTGTTTAATTTCTTTGCATTGCTCTCATTGATTTGGTTAGTCATTTGTGCAACACCCGTCATCAAAGCACGTCTTACAGCGACCTCTACGCGGTCTGTATGCCCTGATGCATAATTTACCACTCTAAGTCCGCTGTTTGTCATCTCATCAATCACAGAGCCTATAGCTTGGCTATATGTATATGCTCCGCTTGCTATCCCCATAAAGCCTTTATCAAGCGCCTTATCAAAATAGTCAGCTAATGGTGTAAAAACCTTTTTACCATCAACAAACCCGTTAAATCCTGTAGTCCTTGTTATGTTCTCAAACGGCTTTAGTTCTTCTTTGGTCTGCTCTTTTGTGGCACTTACCAATTGCTTTAGCCATTCATTATCTTCATAGGCTAAATACTCCCTGCCTGCTTTAGTAAAAAGGTCTTTATGCGTTATATAATCAGCTTCAACGGCCTTATCGTATATCTTGTCTATATCGATATTAGCCTGTTCAAGCTTTTCTTTTAACAGCTTCTTTAAATCAACACTGCTTTTTCCAAATGTAGTAAGCCTGTCAAGCATATGTTCGCCCACAGGAGCAATCTCATAAGCCTTTTTAATTCGGTCTACCACTTCGCCCATCACTTCAATCTCAAGCTTTGATATAGTTTTCTCAAGCGGCTTAGGAAGCTTTTCCATCTCCTGCGGTGTCATTTGCTTACTCCTCAGTCAATACCGGTTCAGGCAGATTTTTCTTTGCCTCCGACTCTGTCTCTCCATACCACTTACAGCGATACTCTAAGAGTGACATAACACCCATAGCCACATCCTGTCTGTCCTGCTGTCTTTCTTCCTCTTCATCAACAAGTATGCTGTCTTTAAAGGTGCATACAAACTCATAGCCTGTCTTTGTAAGTCCGTTATAAAAGGCCAATGCATATACCAAATCTTCCAAGCAGTCCTTTAAGTTGGATTGTATTGCTTTCACTCTATTAAACTTACGCTTCTTTGCTATCTTCGCTTCTGTGGCTGTCTTATCCACCTCATTGATATCGGATAAATCACCATAAGATAAACAGGAGTTAAATTCTATTCTTCTAAGATATGCATTCAGTCCGTTTACAATGTTGCTGTCCCTAAACTCAGGACTGAACTCCTGATATATGTCATCACCATTACCTTTTGACAGATTCAAGCCTCTGTAAAGCCTATCAGACAACTTAGGCATTTTGTACGTTGTCTTGCCATCTTTACCTATAATCGGCGAAGCCTGTAATGCTGTAATATCCACATGTACAGCTCTCTCACCGCTTTCAAACTCCCAATCAAGTCTTGCAAACTGTGTATCCGTCATCTTTATAAGATTTATGGATGTATCAAATACCGACACACCACAAGGTGAATTGTCCACAGTATTCTTTATAGGGTTTCTGTAATATCCGAAGTCAGGCTTTTCTACTCCTGTATACAGTATATCTTCGGGTAGCTTTGCCCACTCTTCTATATCCGTCAAAGCGATAGGAGAACCGATACTGTTACCGTCTGAAGATTTATAAGCTTTGTTCTGTATCCTTAAAGTCTTATCTTCTTTCCATTCGTGATACTCAAGTCGTATATAAAATACGCTCTCACCCACTCTCTTTACTTGAATAAATACAACACTTGTAAGCCTGTCCTTTGCATTAAATGCAAGCGGTATAAACCTGTCAGCTGTTATATACTCAACTTCATCACCGCCTAAAGGCTTTATGCAAAAGGATCCTAAACCAAGACCAAGTTGTAAGTTCTCATTTAATGCCCTAATAGATTCCTGGAATATCTCATCAACCTGTTCAACTGATACACTGGCTTCCATCTCATTTAAGCACACATTAGCGAACTCTGTACAAATGCCCTGCTCTATCATCAAAGAACTTACTTTATTATCAACCCAAGAGGCTTGACCGTTATACATAGCGTTCCATGTCTCTATTTTGTTTATCATTGCTTGGCTGATAGCTATATCTTGCCCAAGCACCTGCTTTATTGTCTTTGAAGGAAACACTTTTTTAATCACCCCTCTTATTATTTCTATCAATCTGTTAAACATTTTACTGTCCTTTTTTCTTCCAGATTCGGTTAGTCGCATATCTTACTGCATCTATACAGTGGTCATTTCCGTCAGGATATCCGCTGATAACATTATCCTCTTTATCCCTCTCATACTCATAATCTAAAAACTCCTGTGCCGCCACAGGGCATCTGACATTATCAATGACTATCTCTTTTAAAGACTGCAACCACTTGTATGAGTACTCTCTACTGCCCGGACCCTTCTCCGCCGCCCTTGCAAGTAGTCCATAAGCTTTATAATCGCCTATAGATTTATTCTCTGCACTGTCGCAAGTTATTATGTCATTGCCTGTAATACCCATCTCTATAAGTGTATTCGCCGTCTGTTCATTGCTTTGCTTATTACAAGTATATTCTTGCCAAATATATAATTTATGCTGTGACGGCTCATAATGAACACGCACAAAAGCGAACAGATCTGGATACCATCCCCAGTCAACACCATTTAGAATATGGTCAAATTCTGCTATCTCTTCATCTGCTATCTGTCTTATAACCACATTGTCAAATACCGAACCGCCTGCACCGTTGGCAACTCCCATATATTCGTTGTCATAAGCATCTGGATTTGTTTCTTTCAAGAACTCTGCTTCTTCAAGGAACGGTTTTCCAAGCCATTTAGCAGGCACTTGTAAATAATTACTTTCTACTACTGTCCTTGACTCTTTCGGTATCTTGATGTACTTGTTAGCCCAGTTATTTGACGTTTTAGGCGGGTTGAAAGACTTAAATATATAAGCTATATCACCACCACGGATTACAGACTGCTCTATCTTTCTGACTGATTCGGGTCCCGCAAACTGATCTAACTCCTCAAACCATAAAATGCCAATGTATCCGAACGGTACCTTTATAGATTTAATCTTTCCAGGGTCGTCAGCGCCTCTAAAATATATCTTCTGCCCTGTAGTCTTTCTGGTAATCTCCATAGGGCTTACCGTTGTATGGAACTCTTCTGTAAGGTCTAGGGCATCTATGGCCCACATAATCTGCTGATATACAGAACTTCTAAGTGTGTCTGCCACCTGCCTCATAACCACAGCGTGCATATTGTCATTACGCATTATCAAATCTATAACCTGCAACGACACGAAAGAGGACTTCGTTGAACCTCTACCGCCAGGGAAAACATACTCCGTATAGTTGTGTTCATGTATGTCAAACAATACAGGGGCAAATACAGGAGCCACCATACTTGCAGGTATTCCCGTGTATTTTGCTCCTTGTTTGTTTATGTCTTCAGGCTTTAGCTTTTCTGTTTGTGCTTTCATCTGTTCAACTCTTGCCTTCTGTTCTTTAACATCTAATGTCGTCTTAGTCTGTCCTAGTAAGTCCCTGACTTCTTTAAAAGCCGATACAGAGTTCTTGTTACTCGGATCCGCTGCTATATCTATAAGTGATTTAATCATCATTTCTGATATATCACCTGTAATCATTCCTTCCGCTATCTTTCGCAAGTCCGCTTTTCTTCGTCTTGCAACCCCTGAAGCCTTCCCACCTTTTCTGCCACTTTCCCTTGCTTCTTCTTTGCTTCGTTCGCTAAACGGTATTAGGTTTTCCTGCCCATTCACTCACCTCACCTTCCCATCTGTCCGTATTTTACGCATTAAAAAAGCCACATACCTCATATGCGGCCTCTCTTATCTTCAATCGTCTCTACTTTTTCTAATTCAAAAAAGACAGCCGTTAAGCTGTCTTTCAAGAAGAAAAATATTTAGTAGACTATCCTTTAACTTTTGGGGCAGGGAAACATCAATAAAAGCCTGCCCCGATACCATACATTAAAGGAGGATTATGAAAAAGTATACTTGCTTTAAACTTTTCACGTATACAGTATAGCATACTTCCAACTTTATTTTCGATTCTTATGTAGATAAGTTAGGTTTAATTTTATCGGCAACTGCCGAATGCTTTTGGATGAGCAGCACTAAACGTCCAGCTACATCAAGTGTTCCTATGGGATATATGGATATTACGGGAACAGTGCATCCATATACCGAAGCCGATAAAAATAATTGTTATTTACGGTGGCTTGTATTGAGTGGTACAGCTGGGCAAGATATGAGTAGTAGGGAACGAAGTTATATGCTTTTAAATTTTAAAGCCACAAAGCAATTTGGAAAACATCTATCTCTTTCATTTTTTGCCGATAGAGTGTTTTATATTGCTCCCGATTATAGCGTGAATGGCTTTATAGTTAGGCGCCCATTCTCTCCCTATTTTGGTATGGTAG